ATAGTTACTTATGATGGTACTGGTTCTAGTGGTGCTACATTTGGGCATGGATTAGGTACTGTACCTAATTTTATTATAATTAAAAACAGAAGTGAAGTTAAAGATTGGGCTGTTTATCATAGTGCAAATACTTCAGCACCAGAAACAGATGCTCTATTTTTAAATTTAACTGATGCTACAATAGATAATACTGGATACTGGAATGACACAGCACCTACAAGCAGTATTATAACTGTAGGAGATAATACAAAAGTTAATTCAAGTGGTGAACAGCATATTGCCTATTGCTTTAAAGAAATACAAGGCTACAGTAAATTTGGTAGCTACACAGGTAATGGTAATGCAGATGGGTCATTTGTTTATACAGGATTTAAACCCGCTTGGATTATGATTAAAAAAACAAATAATACTTCACAGTGGGTACTACATGACACAACAAGACAAGAGTTTAATATGCAAACAAGATTTTTACAAGCAAATCAAACTGCCGCTGAAAGTACATCAAGTGCCGCAGATTTAGATATTCTTTCAAATGGTTTTAAGTTGCGTTCAACTGACGATGCTCAAAACGGAAATGGAGATACCTTTATTTACATGGCATTTGCAGAACACCCTTTTGTATCATCAAAAGGTGTGCCAACAACAGCGAGATAATGGCTATAAAACAGGCAAACATTTATTTTACACCAGTAAAGAAAAGAACTTCAATAGGTCATTCATCAAGGACTAGACCAAAGAATAAATCAAAGAAATTAAACTTTAAAAAATATAATAGACAGGGTAAATAATGAAAAATACAATTACATTAGCTACAATAATTTTAGTAATGCAAATTGTATTAACATTTTCAGCTGTTCGTGCAACAGATACAAATACACAATCAAACCAAAGTGGTTCTAACACAAATATAACAGGTGGCTATACATCAACAACATCAAATACGTACAGTGGTGGACAAACAAACACAACAACCAACACCACTACATCAACTTCAAATGGGTCAGATATACCCGTTAACTCGGCTAACTCCCCTTCATATTCAGCGATGTCGCAAGATGTATGTAGCATGGGTGTTAGTGGTTCTGTGTCTACCCTTGGCTTTGGGGTATCTGGTGGCAAGCATGTAAGGGATTTGAACTGTGAGCGTATTAAGCTGAGTAAAGTTTTGTATGATTATGGCATGAAAATTGCGGCGGTAAGCTTGTTGTGTCAAGATGAACGTGTGTTCGAAGCAATGCTTATGGCAGGCACACCTTGTCCATTTGAAGGTAAGATTGGCCCGGAAGCAATAGCACAGTGGAATAAGTACGATGTAGAAAGACCAGACTATGAAACGTACATACAAAAGCTAGAGCAAAGGTCTCGTATTGATGAAGAATTAGCGGAAATAGAAAGACAAGAAGAAGCTAAAAGACAACAGGAAAAAATTCAAAAAGCTATTATAGAAAGTAAAATACTAGAAACAGATTTAGAAACAAAAGAAAAGAAAATAATTAATGTTCATAATTAGAGTGTATGAAATATTATATAAAAAATACAACTCTATGGATGCTTAGAATTTATATTGTATGGTCAATTTGTTTAGATATAAGCGTAATTACTGGACTTTTATATTATTTCTTTGTTTATTAGCAAGGCCTGTTTTTTCTGTTGGTGAAATAAATACAGGTAATTTATTAAACAATAGCACATTTGATAATGGCTCATTAAGTGGATGGACAACAAATAATAGCGGTCAATATCATGATGGTTTTGGTAATGAATGTGTAGGTTTAGCTGTTGATAATGATAATTCTGGATGTGGTATATCCGGTAGTGCCGCTTTAAACGGCGGTGGCTATATTGAGCAAACTTTGTCTCTTGTTGATGATGGAGGTTTACACAAAGCAGAAATAAATGAAGGCTTTGAAAGTAAATTATCTGTAGACGCTTGGTTTTGGAGCGGTTCTAATGACCAAGTTATTATTCGTCAAACATTAACTGATGATAATGGTAATGTTACAACGCAGACAAGAATAGTAACGGGAAAAACAGACACTGTATACACGAATGGATATGAAACATATTCAGATACTATAATCATAGGAAGTAATACACAAGCTGACTACGATATAACAGCACGAATAGAAGGGGTTGATGGTGGAGGCTATAACGATGGGACAAGCCACAATGCACCAGACATTGATAACGTTACACTAGATGTAACATATTCTAAACCAACTATTTTGCAAGAAACACAGTTAGAAGAATTAGAAATAGAAGAATTTATAATTGGTGATATAAAAAATACACTAAATCAAGATAGTAGTTTTTTTGAAGAATATAAAATTGTATCACTAGAAGAGTTTATGATGCCCATGGAAGAATCATCATCTATGGACACAGTGGTGGCGGAGGAATTTTCAGAGCCCGTAACAGAGGAGGTAACAAATGATACCTATGATGATACCGATTTGAAAGAACCTACTCCAACTATGGAAGAAGGCCCGAAGGACGAAGAAGGCCCACCAGAGGTTATTGAGAATGAAGAAACGCCAATGGAACAGCCCGGTAGTAGTCCTACAGAAGAGGAAACAGTAGAGGAGGAAAAACCAACCGAAGAAGCGCCACAAGAAGAAGCTAATAATGAAAGTAATGACGAAGACGAAAAAACAACAGAGGAGGAAACCGAATCCGATAGCGAAGAATCTAGCGAGTCCGAAGTACAGACAGCAGAAGGAGGAGAGCAAAAGGATATACAATCGGACACCGTGGCAGAAACAGGGCCTATTACTAATGTTGGAGAGGTTAAAATAAATATAAACAACGTAGCAAAACAACTATCTAAATTAGATAAGTTTTTGTTACAACCAAGTCTAGAAAATTATAGCAACGCTGTTTTTTACACAGCAAAAGATATGTATGAAGGTTCAGAGCTAACAGCTTATATATCATTAAGTTTATCTTCATACACAGGTGACATTTATGGTGGGGTTACTCTTGATAATTATATCTTGAATGACCCCATCGAAGTACAAAAAAAGAAATTATTTAATATACGTAATATAAAAAGAAAATTACTAGCTGAACTGGGGGCACTTAAACAATGAAAATAATAGATAAATTATCTACATACGCGGCACTTATAGGAACTATATCGGTTATTGGTGGAGGGTTCTATGCATGGGGTGAGTTTAATACACGACTATCCGCATTAGAAGGTGAGCCACCAGTAAATTTACAGCCATTACAAAGTAAAGATAAAGAATTATCAAAAGAAATTAATGATAATAAAATTGATTTAATTGATAGAATTAAAAAGGTAGATGATAAAATACAACCAGTAGATTTAACTCTTGTATTTAAAGAAATTGGTAAGTTGCGTGAACAAATTGCAATGCTACCAAAACCTGCTAATTTAAATCCCATTTATACTTCTTTAAAAGAATTAGAAGAATACGCTTGGGAATTAGAAGAAGATATTGAAGAATTAAGTAAGCAAGTAGCTATTGTATCAAAAGAAAATGAAATACAAGACGCTATGCTTGAAGAGATTAAATTAGAATCGGGCAATCCGTTATCTAATTAATACGTCAAGCCTCGGGAGTGGTCGCCCAACACTGGAGGATATATGGCAGAAAAACAAGAACAACCAACTGCACAAGTTAATTCAGACTTAATGCAAGAGGTTATTAATAAAATAGCTTCACAACGAAATGAAGCCTATAATAAAATAGCGACTTTAGAAATTCAATTAGGCAATTTACGAAAAGAAAATATGCGATTGAAAGCGACTATAGAAGCTGAAAAGGAGTTTAAGAAGAAGGATAAATAACATGGTAACAAGTAATCCAGAAGTAAAACAACCCGCAGAATTTGGGACGGTATTTGGCCAAGCATCATCTCCCGGCGTTGAATTAGGTTACGGCCCTCGTGATGATATGGCATACACTGCGGTAATGCCACCAACAGGTTTTGAGTATGCTTATGATAGAGGGGGCACAAGATATACAATACCACAGGGTGCAACATCTGGTACAATAGATTCGCCCGGTGCCGATAAATCAACAATTGATTTTTATTTTCGAGGTGCTCAAACTGTTCCAAAAAATTTACCAGAAAGAGTAGAAAGCAAAGTTATAGCACAAGCAGGTGTTGGAGATATAAAAGCTAGTTTACCATCAGGCACATCAGTTGAACCAGTTTTACTAGAAGAAAATGCTAGTGAATTGTTACAACAACAGGCATTAGGAGAAGCACCTGCTGTAACAACAGCACAAACTCCAACAACAGGTATTGAAGTTGCTGTACCCCAATCCCCTAACGTAGCAACATATACTGCATACACAACTCCTAATACTCCAGAAGCACAGGCGGCACAAGGCACACTAAACTCTCAAGCTATTATTGGTAATATACAGGGTGCTGTATCAGACGCGGCACAAGCAGAGGCGGCACAAGGTACTGTTAGCCCAGAGGCAACTGTCCAATATCAATTATCAAAATTATTTGATTCAATTGGAACAGGAAAAGATTTACCGGCATGGGCCGCACCGGCTGTTCGTAAAGTATCTGCTATTATGGCACAGCGTGGTTTAGGGTCATCAAGTATGGCGGCGGCGGCAATGACACAAGCTGTTATGGAATCTGCCGTACCTATTGCGGCGGCTGACGCACAGACATACGCAAAATTAGATTTACAAAATTTAACAAATCAACAGCAAGCTACATTGCAAAACGCGGCAACGGTAGCGGCAATGGATAGAGCCAATCTAAGCGCTCAATTACAGTCGGCAATTAACAATGCAAGAAACTTTTTATCCATTGACCTAGCAAATCTCACTAATCAACAAAAAACAAATGAACTAGAATATCAAGGAATATTACAAACATTATTCCGTGACCAAGCCGCTGAAAACGCGGCAAGGCAGTTTAATGCCAAAACACAAAATGAAGTTGATATGTTTTTTACTGAATTAGGCACACAAGTTGAAAACGCAAATAAAAACAGAGTAGCGGCTCAACAACAATTTAATGCTGACCAATCAAATGCACAATCACGTTTTGTTGCACAACTACAAGATTCAAGAGAAAAGTTTAATCAAAACATGCAATTGCAAATAAATCAAAATAACACACAGTGGCGTAGAAATATTAACACAGCAAATACAACACTACAAAATGAAGTTAATAGATTAAATGCACAAAACTTATTGCAAATGAATCAAAACCAACTAAATAACTTATGGCAACGATACCGTGACGAAGCATCATGGTTAATGCAAAGTGCAGAAAATGCAAAAGCAAGAGCCCATCAAGTTGCTATGTTTGCTCAAGAGTCAAGTTTTGACCAATCAATGTACGAACAAAAAACAAAAGATATCACAATGGCAGAGCTAGGGCGTGGCGTTATCAAAGGTATATTTAATTTATTTTAGGAGATAATAATGGGACTTAGAGATTTTTTAGATGATATAATTCCAAACGAATTAAAAGGTTCGTTAGGTAAAGTGGCCGCTTTAGGGGCATCTGCTTACTTTGGATATAAGTATGCCCCTACTGTATACAAGGCGGCTAAAGAGGTTATTGGACAACCCGGTGTTGGAGCCGCAGTTGATTCCGGGCAACAGGCTACTGGTATGTTTGCATTAGCAGAAAAATTTAAAAAGTATTCTGATAATCCATTGGTAAAGTTTGGTAAAGGTGTAGTAGGTCAAACCTATTTAGGTAAAGGAAAAGGTTATGAAGAAGACACACAAGGAGCTCAATATTTAGCAAATCTACAAGCACTTAATGCTAGATACACAGGAAATAAATTTAGTAGTGTAACGCCCGGTGTTGGCGTATTTCAAACAACACAAGTTAGAAACCCCGGCTTTGAAAATGCGCGTGTACAACAGGGTTTATTAAACATGAATAATTTTATGGCCGACCTAATGGATAACGGCCGTATTGATAGTAGTTCACTATATGCGGAAGGCCCAAGAGGAACAACTGTAAAAGTTGGCTCGGCAGGTTTAAAAAGCATGAAAACTATAGGATAAAAAAATGAAAAACGATATTAATAAAATTGACAATAACGTATTAAGAGGGGCAGAAACAGCGGCACAAGACCCTTTTAATTTTCCTGTTCCGGGCCATTCTTTAACTGACTCACCAGATAAATGGTCTTGGGATAAACCTCCAAGAATGACAGACCCAAGTAACGTTGTTGATTTTGTTATTGATAAAGTTGAATCACAAGGTGAAGTAAAAGAGCATTTTTTACGATTAATGGGTTCTGGTATAACAGTAGAAGAGATAGTAAACACTATTGGACTTGGCGGATTTACTGCAGGAGAGTTTACACCTGATGTTGCAGAAGTAATTAAACCACCACTTGCTGTTTATTTTATTGGCTTAGCTATTGAAAATAAAGTTCCTGTTGTTGCTTTTAGTAAAAAAGAATTAGAAGAAGACGGTAAAATGATTTCACGAAGACAAACTTTAGATATTATGGAAGAACGTAATCCACAAGAATACTATCGTTTAATGAATGCATTAGATAATAAAAAAGAAGATTTAAATATGCAAAAACCAGAAGACGAACAGCCTGCGGGTTTTATTAATATGGAGAATAAGTAATGGGCTTTATAACAGGATTATATACATTTTTAGGAGGAGCATCCGAACAATTTAGAACAGAAATTGATACGGCAAATAGAAATAAAATACTAGAGGCACAAGCTCAAGCAGAAAGACAAGCTCAGTTAGCAAAAGATATACAAGACCAAGCTAATTTTGAAAAAGAGTTAGCTTTTGAAATTGACAAATTTGCTTTTGATAAACATAAATTTGAAGTAGAACAAGGTGTTGCAAAAGATAAATGGATGTCTGAATTAGCACAATGGGAAAAAAATTATTTATTAAACTTAGATGAGTTTAAACTTAAACAAAAGGACATAGAAAATAAAATTAAGTTAGCACAAAGCGAGGATGAGCGCGCCGAATTATATCGTCAATTAGAAAATGAAAAATTTGGGTGGCAACAAAAACAAGATAAAATAAAAAATGAATTAGATATTGATGAAAATCAATGGAAAAAAGATATTGCTTACTTAGAATACTCAAATGATACTATGAAAGAGCTAGAAAAATCAAAAAAAGGAACGCGTTCTTATAGTGATGATTTAAGCTTTAATCCAAAAGATTACACAGAAAAAGAAAGACCAAATGCATTTTTAGCATGGGCTGATTTAAATTTAACAAAAGAAAAAATTGATAGTCTTGATGAGGAAGGTAAACTAAAATTAAAACAAGATTTTGATTCTTATCACCGATTACTTTTAAAAGATTTAGCTTTTACAACACCGGGAGCAGAAGGTCAGTACCTTGACACATTAGGCCCTAATGGTTTAGGAAATGCTATGGCAATGGGTGACTATCTTGGGGTATCATTAAAAGAAGGAATAAAACAAAAAGCAATACAAGACGCACAGGCAAACGGCGTAAAAGCAGATGATGTAATTGTTAATTCTGATATTGTTGAACAATCAGACGGGTCTACTGTACCAATTATAACAACAAAGGTTGTTAATTACGAAGAACTAGCAAAAAATAATGATTTTGAATCAAAAGACCAATTAGTTTCTTCTATTGATAATTTAGTTGCAATTGGTAAAAAACAATCAAGTGCTGTATTTTCTACACTAGAACCAAATCTATCACCATTTCGTGATAGGGCGGCATTAGTTGCAGAGTTGAATAACAGAGAAATCCCACTATCAATTTTAAAATTAGGAAAATTTTATAATGATATTCAAGAATCAACTTTTGATAAAGTCAAGGTATCAACAAATTATGATGCAATGATTACAGCCGCGTTTTCTGAAGGTATACTAACTGTTGATGCGACAGGCAGAATACATGGTGAAGAACAACTAATTGATTTCTTACACTTAGTTCAACCAGAATTTGAATATAGCAGACGTAAAAGTGGTAAATTCCAAGTTGCGTCATCGAGTGTTGATGCTTATAATCAACAAGATAAAATTAAACCAAATGATATGCGAGCACAAAACGAAGCCGCTAACCAAGCGCTAGGAACAACACGACAATTAAAAGAAGTTGTTAATAGAGATGATAGTGGCGACTTATTAGGTGCTTCACTAAATATAGCAACTAGCTTGTATGGTGGTATACAACAAGCAGGCTCATTGAGTAATCTTTTCAGTGGAACGACAAATAAGTTTGGTCAACGATTACGTACAGGTGATGGTACAAGTAATGCAGAGACGGGCGGTTTATCATCAGAAAAACTTAATGAAATTACAAAACAAATAGACGATGCTAATAGCATTTTAAGTGATGATACGCTAAGCGCGGCGGCAAAGAAAAAAGCTCAATTAACATTATTAAAGTTTACTCTTGCATATCAAGTATCTATGGCGCTACAGGGTGGTTCTGGCGGACGTACAATATCTGACCAAGACGTTGATAACATTCTTAATTCATTAGCTTTGACAGAAAACTATTTTAGTTTTGATACAAAAGAAAAGACAACAGCGGCTTTAGATACATTAGAAGAGTTTTTGGAAACTATTGCATTGCGAACAAAATATGCTGACCAAAATACAATGAAAGCATTACGCACATACGATGCAACAGTTGAAATTTTAAATTCTATATCTAAAAATGGTGGTATTTCTTCGTCCCCAGAAGGACTTAAAGAAGGTATGATGGAACGTGCAGATGTTGGTTTAGCAATTGACCAAGATGTTGATAAGGCTTACAATCCTAGCACCTATCAAAAACAATGGGCAATAGTTGCCGGTAATAATAATACACCGGTATATGTTGAACGAAAAAAAGACGGGTATGGGTTTGACCCACTTACTGCAAGATACATCCCCGCAGATGTTTATAATGAAATGGTTAAGGAACTTAATATTCCAGACACTAGCCAACTACAAGTACAGCCATTTAGTGATGGTTTAGAATACAAAGGTATGGCAGTTAAAAATATTTTAGGACAATAATTATGGTAGAACAAGTAAATCTTGACGAAATGCAGAATACTATGAATACGGAGCCAGTGGCTGACCCGCTTGCTGAAATCCAAGCAACAGGTGTAGGGCAATATGTTACACCTTTTTATCAAAAAAATATTTCCCCCAATCTTATAAATTTACCACCAGACTATGCATTATTTTTTACTCCGGGTAAAACCGAGTATGAAAATATGCTTAAAGATAATGGTGCACCAATTGGTTATGAAAATGGAGTAAAACCAGTTTACGTGGATAAAAATCTATCTATGGAAGATAGACTAAATCAGGTATATTCTATTCAAAATAACTTGGTAGAAAACATAAGCCCGTCAAAAAATTATGACGCTGTTACAAATTTACGTGATACAGAGGGTGTTGTTTATGTAGAAGAAAAAGGTAAATTTCGAACTGTTAATATAAAAAAAGAAAAAGAAGGATTAAACTTTCTTGAAAATACGTTTGGTGATATTTTACCATTTGTTACAGGGCCAGACGATTTGGTGCGAAGAAAAAGGTATGAGCAAGAATTAGCTGAAATGGGCTTGACTCCAGAAAAAGCAAAACAACTACAAAAACAATTAAAGCAATCATATTACTATACTGATTCTAAAACTGGTAAAATTAAAAAGCATGAAGAAGCAAAAGATTTATCTTATTTAATACCAAGAGAAGGTGATGCTTCATTCCAAGCACAGGCAATGCAAATCTTTGGAAGAATAACAAATGATTTCCCAAGTCTTCTTACTGGATTAGGCGTATCTGCGCAAAAACAATATACAAGAACACAAACACAACCCAATGAAAAATTACTCGATATATACACAGCTGTTAGTAAAGCAGGGGTAGTTCGATTAAAAACAGATGAAGAATTACGGTCTGACGTAAACACATATATTGAACAAGAACAAAAACAATTAGAAGTATTAGGTGCATTAACAGAAAGATTTGACCAAATACAAAATACAAATTCTTTATTTATGCCATACAAAGAATTGTATCGAAATATTGTTTATAATAATACAGGGTTTAACATAGATGGCCCACTATTAGATAAAATGTCTATACAAAATCCAGATGAATCAATACTATTTCATATTGCTGACACCAGTATGGAGGCATTGCCATATGTAGCAACACTTAATGGTATAATGGCAGGATTTGGATTACGCGGAACAAAACTTGCAGATGAAACACTTGATTACGCATTAAAAAATTCAGGGCCCGGTATGAAACATGCCAACCCTATTGAAGCGGCTAATTCATTTTTCCAAATAAAAAAAGCGCAGGGAACACTGCGAAGTAATTCACCTAATAAATTTATACAAAGAATGCAGACTAGATTTGAAAAACTTTCTTTAACTCAAACAGGTGTAAAAAAATTACAAGCAGATTTAACAGATGAAATTAAAAATGTTCAAGGTAAAATAAAAAATGCTGTTCTAAAAAATGACAAAGATTTAGTTGAAAAATTAATGGTTCAACAAGAAACTCTTGTTGCAAAGCAAACAGGATTGACAGTAAAGCATTATACAACTCAAGAACAAACTTTATTTAGAAATGAAATATTTGCTTCAACATTTGGTGGTGTGGGTGATTACTTATTTGGTGTTAATAGTGGTGCATCTATTGCTATGGAAGTTACAGGAGCATTGATTGAGCCATATACTTTACAAAAAAATGGATTTATTGGTTTAGGAAGTAGTGTAATATTTACTGCAGGTCGATTAACTAATTGGTTAAATAGTAAACCAAATATGGAAATTTTAAATAAAGTGACGGATTTAACAAATGCTCAATACGCAAAACTTAATCTTAATGATTTACAAATAGTTGATAGTAATGGTATTCCAAGAAGAGCAACCCCACAAGAAATACTGGGACTAAAAGGTTTAACTGATTTAATAATGGACTTGCCACCACAAAGAAGAGCAGAAATTATTGGCCGAATGAATGCAATGGAAGAATCATTAGCGTTAATAACTAAAAATTTAAGCGGGCAAGAAAAAAATGATATCAATATTATGTTTGGTCAATTTACCGGCTTATCTGCATTACAAGCACTTGATGAGATATATGCTGTAAAAGTAAGAGCAGGGAATTTAACATCAGATGTACTAAAAAATAGTAATGATTATATTGTAAGTCAACAAACTTTGCTAACTGAAATGGATAAAACTATTGCTAGATATTTAGGGCGAAGTGACCAAACGCCAGAATTTAATGAATTTATAAATAAAATTGATACGGTAGTAAAAGAAACAAAAGATACAATTACAACAAGACAAGAAGAGATGTTGGCAACCTTTGATTTACTAACAAATTATATGAGAACTGGAAACATGTTTGATAATACTGATTTGTATCAACAAAACATGGAAAATTTTATTACTACTTTAAAAGATTTAAAGTTGAATGGGGCATCGGAAGCCATACAACAAAAATCAATTGAACTTATTGCAAATTTAGATGAACAGATTTTTAAAAGTTTTGATGATGTTTCAAAAGGTTTATTAGCTGATGGTAGCAACTACAAAGCAAGTTACTTTCCGGGATTTATTGATGGCATGTATACATTGTCTAAAGTTCGTGCACAGCAAAATTATATTGATTTATATAATAAACATCAAAATGTAAGAGTTGATGTTTCAGAATTTTTTGATAGTATAATTGATGAAACAGTAACAGGTGAAAAATTTGGTAAATTGCAAAATCCGATAAGTCAATTTGCAAATAAATTACCATCATCGTACGAAACAAATGGTTTAGTAAACGTAATTAATTCTGCAGTAAAAAGAAATACATCAGAGTTTATATCAAATAAAAATAATCATCAACAGCTATTAGATTTTCTTTTAGAAACACCGAGTATATCACCAGATAAATTAGATGTTTCAGAAGAAGTGCTTGGTATTCTTTCTATGAATCAAAACCTATCAAAACAAAATACTGAAAAAGTTTATGGAGCATTGCGAAAGAAAATTAAATTAACATTCCCTAATTATAAAAATGTTAATATACAAAATATTAACGCCGTTGATATACGAAATGCATTAGGGGGCAATATAAAAATAAATTTAAATCTAGATGAAGCAATGAATTTTAGGTCTGGATTAGGATTTAGTAGTAAGGCGGCGCAAGGCCAGCCTAATTCACCATTTTATGCTAACTTATTTAAACAAGCAGATGATTCAATATTAAATTCTATCAATGCAGAAAATAACGTTGCATTATTAGAAGACTACAGAAATGCTATAAATCAATATAGTGATTTTAGTAATAGATTTCAAAACTTTGATATGCTAAGTACATGGACAAAAACAAAAGGTAAAGGTAGTTATTTAGCTATTCAAGAAGCGATTGATGGAACATCAAAAAAAGAAATTGTTCGTATTAATTCAATTAATAAAGAGGCTACCGAAATAGCAAATAAATATGATAATAGTATTGAAGTTCCAAACTTTATTCATCAACAAAACCCAAACACTTGGATAAATTATGAAAAGCTACTAAGTGATGAAAGATATGCTGATAAATTTATGCAGGAAGCTTTTTTACCTATAGTTGGTACAAGAAATGTTGACAGAATTGGGCAAGCAGATGAATATTTTTTAGATTTTAATAACCCAGAAACACTTCAAAAAATAGAAATGTTTTCTAAATTTTTAACAGAGGAATTAGGTGCACATATACGTAGAACAGATGCGGGACAGATAGCATTTAGTAAAGAAGCTTTTGAAGAAGCTATTAAAAAAGATACTCCCGGCACAATAAAAGGTAAAAAAATAAATATATTCAATGGTGCAACAGATAGATTTGCTATTGATACGCCAAATGGAAAAGTTTTTTTATTACCAATTGATGACGTAGTAAATATGAATGTAGGTATTGATGTTATGGTAGCTAGAAATAGCACTGTCAACACCATAGCAAAAAATGACCAAGTAAAAGTTGCATTAGAATTAAAAAAAGTAAAAACACAATTACGAAAACAAGTAGAAGAATTTAAATTTAGTGTTAATAAATTAAGTGATGCATCTGTCGTTGTTAATTTTGGTGATAAATTAACTGACCCAAACACATTTGTGAAAAATATTGTTGAGGGTGGTAGTGATAATTATGACAAACTAGAACGTCTAATGGTTAAGTCGGGCAAAATGACAGCGGAAGAATTTAACACTGTTGCTAAAAATCTTATTTCTGAATATTTTTATAATAGTTTTGCAAGAAACGTTGAATCAGTATCTACCCCAATAAAAGGGCAAACTCTTAAAGCTGATGTTAAAAACTTTCACACTTTTAATAGCGCTGACGCAAGAGAATTTTTAACGCGTAATACAGACATGTTAAAAGAAATTTTAGGAACAGAGCATTATAATGATGTTATTAAAGTATTAAACATACAAGCGTTAACAAGCGGGGCTGACACGGCAAAAATAATACCACAAGCATTGCCATCATCACTTTCGTTAGAGTCATTGATGAGTAGATTATACGCTATTAATAGAGGTGTTATATCTCCACGATATGTTGTTAGTGAAATAGCGCTTAGACGATTTAATAAAAACAAAGGTGTATTAATAAAAAACATTTTAGAAAATCCTAAAATGGCAACTGTTGTTCGAAAGATGTTAGAGCAACAAGACGTATACGCTGACCCTACTGTTAATAAAGAATTTAAAAAACTTTTAGACCAAGGGACTTTTACAGCAATAATACTTCGAGAATACTTAGAAGGAAAAGAAGAAGACTTAGAAAGTTATGAGCAAGACTTTTTACGTGATTTAAATCAGAGTGTGCAGGGATTTGCCGATGCAAGATAATAGTTGGCAAAAGGATATAGCAGAAGTAAAAACTGAATTAAAATATTTGCGTGAAGATATTGTTATCATGCAAAAGCAGATACGCGACCTCAACCAAACTTCGAATATGGGGATTGGTGGATTAAAAGTAGCGCTATTTATTGGTGCAATACTTGGTGGCGTGTATACTTTTTTAAGATTAATGAAATAAAAAGGGAGTAAATAATGGAAAAAGCAAAAGAAATGTGGGCAAAGCTTAGCAAACAGGGAAAATTAGCTGTTGCAGGCGTTGCTGTTATCGTGCTTGTTATTATTATTAGTAATATCATAGCATAGATGGAATTTTTATTATTAGCAATCCTGTCGGGAATAGCCGGTTCGTTTGCTGATAATTTATTAAACGCACAAACAACAACAGGAGGAGCGCGAATGCTAGGTGGATTACCAGTAGAAATGATTACAATGCTAGGTTCTAGCGTATTAGGTGGTATTATGTCCATCTGGGGTCAAAGTATAAAAGCAAAACAAGAACAACAAAAGATGTTGTTAGCAAGAGCAGAAACACAAATGAATTTTGTAGATAAAGCTCGTACGTACGAAAATAAAGGCTTTCAGTGGACAAGAAGAATAATAGCTTTATCCGCCGTATTTGCCATAATTATTTGGCCCAAAATCGTGCCCGTATTCTTTGATACATCTGTCTGGCTTACATGGACAGAATTATCAAGAGGATTTTTATTTTTAATTGAACAAAAGGAAGTAGTATTAGATAAAGAGTTTTTTGGTGTTGTAATTACACCTCTTGACACCCACCTTATGTCTGCTATAGTAGGACTATATTTTGGTGGCTCTCTAGTCAAGAAATAATATGATTAAAGTTTTTTTATTATTGGCAGTAATGTCATCGCCCGAGTGGCCTTCCGTTAGAACAACAACGTATTTATACGATACGGAACTTAACTGTAGGCAAGCACAAGTTGATTTTTTAAATTTTTATGAAATGCAGTCTCAAGAATATAAAAATAATATTTTAGCGGATGCATATTGTATTGAATTTGAGAGTTTTCCTATTCCGGGATTAAGTAAAACAAACAGTATTTAGTGTCATTAAAAAGTAGAATCAAAGATGATATAATTGATTGGTCTGTTAACGTATTAGAAAAACCGAATAAACATTTAAATAACTTTCCGGCTTGCCCTTATGCTAAGCAAACCAGATTACAAAATAAACTACATATACAAGTAAATATCGAAACCGCTAATTTCTTTCAAACTATTGAGAAAGAGATAAAGCGGTTTTCTTCGTTAAAGAAAGATATTATTATTGTAGCTGACCCTAACGTAGAAGACGTAACACCATATTGTTTACAATATTTTGTGGATACACGCAATCTACAACTACAACACGATGATATTTATCTTATGTGTTTTCATCCTAGTAGTCCTGCAACAATGGAAGACCAAGCTTTTTTGGCTGACCATGAATGGGATAGTAATACTGTAGAGCCATATATGATGGTTTTTATACAGGAATTAAAAAAGTTACAAGATGCATCTACCCATTTGCAAAAGCAAGGATACTATGATGAATGGCCAAAAGACTACTACAATGAGGTGGTAGGCCCAAGGCAAAAACTTAAACCTAAATTTAGGAGTTCACTATGATGCAAAAGAAAAAAGCCATGATGAGAGGTGGCGGAAAAAAGAAAATGATGAGAGGCGGCGGCATGATGTCTACAATGAAAAAGAAAGATATGATGCGCGGCGGCGGTAAAAAAGTAAAAAAGAGCGCAAAAGTTAAGAAGAAATAACTTTTTGCGTATCTTTTATCATTAAATCAAATACCCCTTTATAGTATTTCAATAGACTTGCTATAACAGGGGTATTTTCATATTCGGGATTCCAATTATCCATTGCGGATTCAAATTCGCCTGCATCTGCCAAGGATTTATCAATTACTATTAGACCTTCTGTTGTTAATTTAACATCAAAACTAGCTATAGTAGTTGATTGAATAGATTGTGACATTTATTTTTTTCCTTTATTACTACTCTTTCTCCCTATTTTAAATTTTTTTGATGGATACTTTTCATTAAATTCTGATATACTCATATTTTTAACATCTAATCTAAACTGTGTTACTTTTTCTTTTTCACGTTTGCGAATAGCTTCCCAACCATCATCTTTTGGAAAAAATATCGCCTCATTTGTTTCACCCGTTACTGGTTTAGGTGGCTCAGAATTTAAACCACTTTCAACAAGAGAAAAAAAATGTTCGTGATTATGATTTATAATTCTACCATCATCAAAAGTAATTTCCCAATCCTTTTTATCAATATCATTTAATTTACGTATTCTAACTATTTTATTATCTGTCATTTTTTTGGTTTCTTAAATTTCCTTCCTACAAAAAATACTATTAAATTTACTACTGTATTGATTGTAACCATAAGTAGTAGCCACGCTTGCCAAAATTGTAAGTCGTTCATTTCTTAAATTCAATTTCCCCCGCAATCGCACTATAACCCGCCATATCAACGTAGGTATCCTTCGTACGTTTTCCTAATTTTGTTCTCGCTATTTTTAATAGTATCATCATAATAGCAACATCATGTGCCGAAATATCTGTTTCTAAATATGTTGACCAAAGATTAGCTATATTTTGATGATTCTTTGATTTTTCTCCATACTCTTTTTCTCTATCTCCTGTAATTATTCTTGTAGCCTCTTCTAATAGTTCTTTCGTAATTTTCATAATTTAAATATCTCCGTTATTGGTATTAAGTATGCTTTTGATTTTTTATAATCTCCCACATTTTTAACTTTATCTTTATGTTTTTCAACTAATTTTTTTAATTTATCTGTTTTAAACCACAGAATACAATGGTCTTCTTTGCCATTTGCTAAAACATGAGCCCAATATTTAGCCTCTGTTTTTGCTATACCACTTGGTTTACCAAATGATTCAAATTCAACTGCTATGTTCCCAGTTTTAAACCACCAATCTCTTTCCGTTTTAACTTCAATAGTCCCTTCCTCAATCATTTTCTTTATTCGTTTTTCACGACCTTGGCCGTATTTTAAATCAATATCAAATTTTGTATTTTTCATTTAATGTTTTTTTCCAATGTTTATTTTTTTAAAAAGAGAATCTAAATCTGATGGTTCAAGATTCATACCACTTTCTTGTGCGCTTACCACCTTATCAACTACAGCCATTTGACCTAATGATATAAGCCTATCCATATCGTGTTGTAATACCTCTAATATTCCTTTCATTACATAAAAAACGGGATGTATATTTTTTGTTGATTCCGTTGTATCATACGCAATAACATCAAAACTACCTTCTTCATCATTGTTTGGTTTAAAAACCATATAAAATCTATCGGGTAGTAGACCTAATTCTTCTGAATTATCTCGAGACAAAATAGGAAATGTTTTTTTTATTTCAGCCATTCTTTAGGAACTTTCTTTTCACACCACATAATATTATGTTTTGTACACCATGCACCATACGTTGTTTTACTACCTTTGTAAATCTTATTCTTTGCATTAAGAAATAGTATACGAACATCTACTTTTTTATGTTGTTTTTTAATAAGTAAATGTTTTTTTCTATCAGCCTTATCAAATAATCCTTTGACCTCAATAAAAAATTTATACTTGGTAAGATAAAAGTCCGGCATATAAACCCTAGGGTCTGGTATATACTTGAATTTATGTTTTTCATATTCATAATGTATTCCTTCTTTTATTAACCATGATGCAAAACTTATTTCAGCTTTTGACCTAAACCTCACAGCAGTGTCTTTAATCTATATTTGCTTATAGTCGCTAAATGATTCTTAAATAAAAAGAAAGTCTCACGCGCATTTTTATCCAATTCATCCAATACCATTGTAGTATCATCTTCCGGGAAAACAATTAGTTTACCCTGCTTAATAGCCGTAATTAAACCAGTAAAACGAGAATCAACTTCATGCTTTCTACGTTTCATATTTTCATCACGCCAATACCCATATTTATCTTGGTTATCTCTATAAAAAATAACATGGCATTTTGGATTTTGTCTCATCCACCCTATGTTTTTTCTTTCATTATTTAAATCATCATAATAAATCCAAATAGCATTATCGTCATTTAATTCAACATCTGCTTGCCTTATATCTGCTAACCAAAGAACATTCATTTGCTTTTACCTCCTCGCATGTAATGTTTTTCTGGACGATAACTCCGCCGTTTTCGCCAAGCCCAATTATTAATTTTACCAGAAATACGTTCAATAAGTATTATTAATTTTTCAATCATATATCCTCTATATCTGCTGTTTTTAATTTACTATACCAAGTCATTGGACGAACCTTGGCTCTTGAAGTAACCTTTTGATGTAATTCTGCGTTAGGCCAACAATGTTTTTTATATCCACAAAACCCACACATAGATGGTAATACTTTATTACCTGTTTCTTTTATCATCCCCTTATCTTTTCCAATTCTAGCACGATATGTTTCTTTTACATCTTCAAAACCTTTTTTAAATGGTGTGTCTGTTGTAAGCTTTTTAATTTTTGCTGATACACGTTTAACAGATTCTTTTCTTTCATCTTCTTGACCAGTAGGAGCCTCACATACAGAAAATTCCCCTGTCACTTTGTTAACAGCAATCCACCCACCAAAATTAGAATTATCTGCCATCGAATACATTAACCCTTGGTCAATATATCCAAAAGCGTCATCTTGTTTTATTTTTTCGTATCCACCATATTCTCCAAATTTATTACTAAAACTAGCCGGACTTGCCGATTTAATATCCCAAATTTTATCATCTATTTTAATATCGTATGTACCTTCTAAATCTATATCCGCTATATTTAATTTTACACCTTGTTGTGTTTTTGATATATCAATACCTGCCCCACGTAAGATAGCAATAGCCATTGCTTCAATTAAATCCCCCAATAAAAATTTTACAATTGCATTATATTCTGTCTCGTATTCAACACCTTTTTTACCAAGCTGTTGTTGACATAATGGCTTTCCAACCTCTGACATTCGTAATCGCCATTGTCTTTTACCGCTATTAAATTGTTTCTCAATAGCTTTACCACAAGATTCTTTAAACTCCTCTATAACAGAAGAGGGAAGACTAGCTTCCCCCTTCGATGCGTCATACAAAAAATTTTCGACTAACGTCTTAATCATGCCGGCTGTGCCTCAATATCGATAGCTAGGGAGTGGTCGCCATCATTTGGTTTAAGTTTTACAGCCTCACGATGTTTTTCCATGACACTTTCATTTACCGCTTGAACAGTATCGGCAAATTCTTTTAACAATACTTTATCATCATTGGATATTGTATCTACACTAGTTTTTACTGTAGGTTCAACAATGAAAAAAGTATTACCTGTTGTTTTTTGTTTTTTCGTAGCCAATGATAATACTGTTCTTATCATTGGTTTCTTTTGCCTAGCTAAATTATTAATTACCTTTTGGAAAGGAATATAATTTACGCCTTTAGCATAAAATACACATGGATGATTTTCAATTGGTTCAAATGGTGAATCATCAGCGTATTTACCCTCTAAAATACTAGCAGTACCATAAATGACTTGATTACATTTAACTTGATTGCTAAGTATTTTTTTAGGGTCAGTGTCGTTAAGTTCAGCCAATTCATCTTTTGTTAGTTTGCCACATTTGTAGCCCCCTTGAACATCAGGGAATTGGTCACTTAAACTTGGTCTTTGGACAGAGCCCACAAATGTATCCTCTGCATTATCCCAATAACTATAACTAAACACACGCATAAACATTCTAAAATCAACTGTTTTTGCATATGCTGTTTTCTCCCCTACACGTAATGAAAACCAACCTCTCGGTAGTGGCTTATCATTATCGTCTTCAGCTTGATAATTTATTGATAGTCTTGATAATACAGAAGGTGAGTCTCCGCCAATGGCTATACCTTGACCTGTTAACTGCATTAGTTGTTCATCAGTAATAGAGTCAAAGTTTTCTGGAATGGCAATTGCCATGTTTTCATTATTAGTCATCGGTTTTATATACCTCCTCGGTTTCTAACCAGTTGTTTCCCATTTTCAATTCAATACCGATAGGCATATCATATTCAACACCATATCTTCTTATCGTTTCTTGCGGTAAGATTAACATAGCATCTTTCAATGTTTCTATCGCTGTATCCTCTTCATTGGGATATACGTCTAATACAATACTATCATGTACTGTGTTACAAATAATAGTTTTTAATTTGCGATTTGTCAACAATTTTTTTAAATAAATTAATGCAATCGGCAATAAATCTGCTGTTGCAAAACCCTGTACCGGATAGTTCTTAATAGCAGTAGCATTTGATACAGAACCACTAGGCATTCTCTCGGTATTTGGAAAATAATACATTCTCCCGGAAGGTAGAACAATGTGCCGTGTTTCTAATGCTTGATTAATTAAGTCTCTATGCCAACGCGTTACACCAGAATATTTTTCTTTAAATGCCCTATAGTATTGCATCTGTTTTGGTGTACCTAATACACCTCCGTATAGCGGTTTAAAAGTATCTGACTTAGCAACTTGACGTGATACACCAAGTATTTTTGCTGTAAAGCTATGCACATCTACTTTGTTTTTTACATCAGCGTATATTTGTTCATCATCCGATAAAAATCCGGCAACACGAAATTCTAATTGAGAATAGTCACCTTCTAATATCTTACCCCCTTCCCAACGCGATACAATACACTTACGAACAGGAAACGTACCACCCCGTGGCATGTTTTGGAAGTTTGGATTGCGTGAACTAAGCCTTCCTGTTGATGTTACACACTGCATATACTGTGGATGAATAAAATTATTTTCATCTTTACTTCTTTGAATACCATCAACGAATGTCCTTAGATATGTTCTTATTGCAGAATAACGTACATACTTTTCTAAAAATTCTCGTTGGCTTGGATTAATAGATGTAATAAATTCTTCTAATGTTGTTTTATCTGTTTTAAATCCTGTGGCTGATGTATCTACAGAGTTACGCGGTACTAAGCGTAAACCGGCACGCTCTTTTGTGTTAGTAAATAGCCGACCTTTTGCAGTACATGTTTTACAATTTCTTTTTACTTT